CTGACGGGTTAGCTCTTGACCTCCAGTTTGCCGCTGATAAAACACTAACGGCTCGCAAAGGTCCAACTCCTACGTTTACCAGAGCATCCACTGCTACGTTTGTCGGAAGCAATGGGCTGATCCAGTCTGCCGCAATCAACGCTCCCCGCTTCGACCACGACCCAGCTACGCTTGCTTGCAAGGGATTGTTGATCGAGGAGAGCAGGACGAATTTACTAACTCAGTCAGAATCATGGCAAACGGGAGCTAGTTTTACGGGTCCGATTCCTCCCTCGGTTACAAACAATACTACAATTTCGCCAGATGGATTATTAAGTGCTGATACGCTATCTGGATCAAACGGTGTATTGGCTGACGGAAGCGTAAATTCTACTTGGAGACTTCCAAATATCTCAGTATCAACCACTTATACTTTTTCTATTTATGTAAAAAGTTTAGGAGTCGCAACAAAGGCAGAAATACGGATTAGAGACAACTCAACTGGTGCTTCAACTCAAACTCTCGAAACTGCTTTAACTGCAAACTGGAAAAGAATTTCTGTTACCCATACCACTGGCGCGACAACAACTTCTATTAGATGTATTATTCAAAACACAGATGGTCCAATTGCCATTTGGGGCGCACAACTCGAAGCAGGCTCCTTCCCCACGTCCTACATCCCAACCACCACAGCATCCGTGGTGCGCAGTGCGGATGTTTGCAGTATCACGGGGAGTGCTTTTACAGGATTCTACAACCAGAGTGAGGGAACGATGTTTGCAAACGCATTCACTCCTGCGAGCGGAGACAGAACAGTTCTTGCCGCAGATGACAATACTGCCAATGAAATGATACGACTTAGAACAGAAGGAACTAATCCCTTCTTTAAAGTCACAGATGGTGGAAGCGATGTCGTTGCAATAGACGCTGGAACAGTAACCGCAAACACGGCATTCAAGCTGATTGGCGCATACAAGGTGAATGATTTCGCATCTAGCATCAACGGTGGCAGCGCAGTCACTGATACTACTGGCACAATCCCAACAGTTGATCGTATGCGTATCGGGGCAGGGCAAGGTGGCAATACCATGTGTGGTTGCATCTCAGCTATTCGTTACTTCAAGAAACGCTTGCCAGACGCTAAACTCCAATCTCTCACGACATGATTGATTTCCTTTTGAAATTCCCATCCAAAGCAATCGCTGAACAATTCGGCGTTGCTAATGGATTTTCCGCGCCCGACGAAAACGGAGTCATCAAGTCAAACCTCGCAAGCCACACACACGCGATGTGCGTTGTTGGCGAGCATAACGGTGCAGACTGGTGGGTTCTTTTCCGTGACCTTGTGGGCATCCCTGTTCCTGCTGGAGCGGATCAATTCATTTACTGGGCTTCCACTTTCACCGTCGATGATGAAGACGGCAATCCAATCCCTGTTCCAAGACCAATCTCCGATGATGTTCCCAACATTTGGTGGGCATGATACAACCAAAATAACAATTATGAAAACTACCGTATTAGGCATTCTTACAATCGTAGCAACTATCTCCAACGTAGCTATCCAGTTCATCTCTGGTGAAGCTCCAGACTTTACCGCAGCGTTTGCTGCTGTAGTTGCTGGTGTAGGGCTAATCAAAGCTGCTGATGCAAAATGATTAAGAGCATTTACCATAGCGTAGTCGGCACTCTTGCTCCAATCTTAGGTGTTGTCACATCTCTGCAAGAGCAAGTCGAATACGGACTACGTATCAGCGGCTTAGTTGTCGGCTTAGTTGTCGGCTTACTAAGCCTATGGCAAATCATCAAAAAGCTATGACTACATTCGTAAAGGAAATCATTCGTATTGCTAAGGCGGAAGTCGGCGTGCGGGAGATTGCCAATACGAACTGCGGCGAGCGAGTTGACCAATACAAGGCAGCGACATGGCTTAATCCTAAGAAAGGATGGGCGTGGTGTGCTGCCTTCGTCTGCTGGGTAGTGCGCGAAGCTATGACATCTGCTGGAGTGAAGCAGACCAAGACATTCAAGCGTCCACGAACCGCAGGTGCATGGGATTTTGAGAACTGGTCACTTGAACAAGATAAAACAACTAATACGAAAAAACCGCACGATGGCGACATTCTGCCTGGTGACATCGTAATGTTTACATTTTCCCACATCGGCATTGCTGTGTCAGCTCCCGATGATGATGGCAACGTCACAACTGTTGAAGGCAATACTGACACAGCAGGATCTAGAGAAGGAGGCGGGGTTTATCTCAAATCTCGGCACCTTTCCAAGATCCGCTCCCGCATCCGCTTTACAATTTGAGCAATACTCTACGCAAAAAGGGGCAATAATGTCCAGTTTGAGAAACATTATACGCAAATGAAGCCAATAAAAAGTAAGTCTAAAATCATCGTTCTGTTATCAGACCTTCACATCGGCTCCGTTGTCGGACTATGGCCATCTGATTTCATCTCTAATGAAGGAATCCCCATCGGGCAAAACGCATTCCAGAAATGGTTGTGGGCTTGCTGGCAAGATTGCCATGAGTGGATTGCCAAGACCGTAGGGGATGAACCTTACGAGCTAGTTGTCAATGGCGACTTGGTTGAAGGTATTCACCACCGCACTACCCAAGTTATGAGTGCAGACATCGGGGATCAATCCACTGCCGTCATTCAGATTCTTGAACCAGTGACAAGCAAAGCTGCTGGTGTCCACATTATCAAAGGAACTGAGTGCCATACTCGCAATGATGAGATTCGACTAGGCAAAGCATTAGGCGCGTCTAAGAATCCTGAGAATGGGCAAAACGCATGGGATAATCTCGATATGGAGATAAACGGCACGCTGGTGAACTTCGCGCACCACATCTCCGCAACATCCCGCTCGTATCTGGAAGCAGGAGCGCACAGTATTGCATTAGGAAACATCACCCATTCCCGTGCAAGAGTCGGCAAACGTGTGCCAGCGGTCATCTGCCGAGCGCATCGCCACCGTCACGGCATCTGGACAGACGGCAACCAAGCATCACTCATAACAGGCGCGTGGCAGGGTCTTACACGTCACGGCTACAAAGTAGTCCCTGATGCTATCTCGGAGCCTTCCTGCATCATCCTAGACGCAAGAACGACCGATAAGGGCGACCTTCCACTATTCCATCAACGCAAATACATCCCATAATGGCAAAGAGCATACCAAAAGTAAGCGGAATGGACTGGATTATAGAGCAATTCAACCAAGTGGAAATGCATCCAGATGAGTTCACCGTTGAGATGATTGTTGAGAAGACGGGCAAACCTTATCACCCCATCAGAAACAGGATGAAAAGGATGCACGAAAAGGGGGAGTTGACTTGCCGCAAGATGTTAATCAAGGGGCGATATGTCAATGTCTATAAGCAAGCAATTACAGAGTGAATTATGAGTCACTACTTAATTGATTTTCTTTAATATCTGCAAACATTCGATCAATAGTTGATCTCATTACCACCCATTCATCGGGATCAATGTTGATTGCGTCTTTGCCGCTTCCTATTGGTTGGAAGATCGAAAGATATTCACCTACTCCATCGTCTTCAATAGTAATTATTGTTGCCGTCTCTGAAAGTAGGGGTTCATCAACTTGTGTTATAGTCATTTGTGTGATTCGTTCTTTGTATTTCATGGTTTTATCTCGGTTGGTTCAATAAGGTATTCGCACTCGAAAGCGATGATTTTCGGCGGTTCGATGAAGAAATGCACGCCATTTCTCGGTGCTGTCCTGCGCAGACATGTCTCGCATCCTTCGCGCCAGTCCCATGTTCCGTCCTCATCGAATCCCACACCCTTGCATCGGGCAACGTCATTTGGTAGTGTGTTCATATTTTTGTTTTAATATTTTCCAAAATGTAAAAAGATAGTTTATCTCTCCCATAAAAGCAATTATCGCAAAAGCAATTATTTCTTGCTCTTTTTTTTCGTGATGCGCTTGTCAAGCTCCATAAAAGTCATGACAAGGAGCATTTCCACCATTTTGGAAAGGCTAGTTCCTGCTTCATCTGCCATCTCTTTTGCGTCCTCGATCAGCTTCGGTGGCAAGGTAAGCGTAACGTTCTGCCGTCTGGCTCCTTCTTTTAGTTTTGGTCGGCTCATTTTGTTTTGGTTCTGAATGATTCCCAGTTAAATGGTAGTTTCGCTCCGTTTTCCTCGATCCGATCAATCACGGCTGGAGATAGCGTAGATGCTAATCTCTCCCATGTATAGTTGGAAATAAGGATCGTCGGCATATCTGCGGCGTATCTCGCATCAATGATGGCGGTTAGCTGTCTATCCTCGTATTGTGTTTCACCACGCTCTTGGACTTCATCTATCACCAGCAGGGCGGCTTCACAGTAATCCGATACAACTTCCTTTTCTGATTTGCCAGATCCAGAAGTGTAAGTAGATTTGATCGTTGAGAACAGGTTCACCGCTGTGGTGTAAACCATCGGGCGTTTCTTCGTGCTTGTCGTCCATCCAATGCCGCCATTGCTGATTGTTGGACGTTTGGACTTGTGCGCTCTAGCTACCTCCCATGCCATGCGTGTCTTACCTGTACCATATCCTCCGTAAAGGATCGTAATGCCCCCAGAATCGGTTGTGGCGAGTGCCTTGGCATAGTTTGCCAACCATCCGTCACCTGTCGCTGGTGGGGCATCCTCGTATCGTTTTGGAAATCCTCTTAGTGTGTTCATAACATTGTTGGTGTTTCTATTGCTTTCACCTTCGGCGTGTCTGCAAACATGTCCATTTGCGCCGTCTCTCGCTTTACGCGCTCAATACCAGCGGCAAAATAGTCGGGATCAAGCTCGCATCCTGTCAGGTGCAATCCAGCGTAATGAGCGGCGATTGCGTGCGACATACTGCCGAGGTGCGTGTCAAGTATCTTGTCGCCAGCTTTGGCGTAGTTGGCGAGAAGCCAACGGTAGAGAGCGATGGGTTTTTGCGTGGGATGAAATCTGCTTCTATCGGTATTGTTGATTTTGATTATTCTTGCTGGAGAATCGAAAGAAGTCCATGCCATCTCTATTTGGCTCATGGTGGGAATTTCTACCATTTTTTCCCAACAAATAACGGTTCTGGTTGGCGGCAAAGGAAAATAATTTCCTCCCCAAATTATCTGATTCTGTGATATTCTTTTCAGCTCTGCAAAATAATCAGGATTTGGAATATCATCATCCCAGTTAGATCGACGAATATCCTGCATGAATTTTATTTGAGAATTTGTCCCGCCGCCATCGGTTGTTCTTTTGCCTAGTCCATACGGCGGATCGACAATTGCCAGCTCGAAATGCTTATCAGGATACCCCCGCATTAAATCCATGCAGTCCATGAGGCGCAGGTCTAGCCTATCTGTTTTGTAATGTGTCATTTTTTGTGTGTTCATGGTAAATTAAGAATGTCTAATACTGTGTAGCTGTTACCCTTCTTTTGCAGGAATGAGTAGTCAATCGGCATTGTCGGCTCAATCCTCTCAGATTCCTCCGTGCGCATGAGCAACTCTGCCGCTTGGCTAGGGTTGCACTTGTTACGCAAGGATAACCGTCTGATGCGCTGATACGTCTCCTGTGATAAGCGTAAAACGATTGTCGCCTTTTGCTCCCACGGCTTGTGTCTCGGTCTGCCGCAAATCATACTGAACCCTTCATCGCTCGCTCTCTTAGCTCTTTTTTTCATAGGGCTTTGTATTGTGCGTAGGTTTTACCATTAGATTTCACCTTCGTAGTGCTGATAGCAATACCCTTCTTGCGGAGTTCCGCAATCCGTGCCGCCAGTCTCATGCATCCCCATTTCTGGAGTGCTTGTAGCGGGGTTATCTTGTGTCCTCTGAGAAGCCATGCTTCTATCTTCTTTGTTGTGCTTGGTTGTGTGTTCATATTAAGCAATCTTTCTGTTTTGGCTCGATACTGTGTCAATCATCCGCTGCAAATTCGCCTCAATCTTTTTTGCCTCTTTACGCCCCTTGTCGGTTAGGATGTATGTATAGACCGTTTGCGGCGAGTATTTGGCGCGTTGCTGGCAACCTTGAATGATGTATTCACCAGCGTTTTCCCATCGCTTTGTGAATCGGTAATCAACGATCATTCGTGAATCCTCTGGTATCTGTGCGGTTCTTACTGGAGTATCGTATTTTAGTAATTCCAGCAAAAAAATAGCGCGGGAAATCTTGTGGTGCAGGATGAACGGTGGAAGCTCTTTTCTTGGTTTCGCTTCGCAATCCATCTTGCGAAGGATGTGTAGTAGTTTTATCGGTGTCATATTGTGTGTTCTGAGATTGTTGCCCCGCCGCGCCTGAACGATGCGGCAGGGGGTTTTCTTCGCGTCAGCCGATGCTGGGCGAGGAAGGTTTATAAAGTGTCACCATGGAATATCGTCCTCTTGGTCATCTTTCAGCTTCTGAGATTGACCAATCGTAAGCGTTTTGCAGTTGCCAAGAATCACGCCTTTTTCACCTGCGCTACGTCGATCCTTGCCGATGTCGAGAGTAATCATGTGGGTGTTTCCATACTGATCTTCGCCTTTCTTGTTTTCAAGAATGTCGCAATTCAGGTAAATTCCACCCTTGTCTGAGACAAAGATGTTCGCTGCTTTTACTGGGATTGCGACGAATTTCTCGCCTGTTTTTGTGTCGAAAACTTTCACGCCTTCGATTTTCTGTAGTCCGATGTTTGCTTTTAGTATTTGCATGTTGTTTATTAGTTGGAGATTAGTTTGATTTCACGAAAATGCCGTCGATCATTGTGCCGTTCCGCTTGGAAATTGTATCGTAAGCCATCTGAAGACATTCCTCAAGTGTAAAACCATACATTTCGCAGACTCCGATGAGTGTGACCACTGTGTCGCCGATGCCGTCTTTGATTTCGTTGAGAAGATCAAGACATTCGTCAACACCAACGCCAGATTGTAATTCCACAATCTCACCTAGGAATTTCAACTTGACCGCAGCGTCTCGCGTCTCGGTTAGTTCTTCCTGGGTCTTTTCGAGTTGTTTCAGCGGTGTGCTGTTCGCAATGATACCCTTGTCGTGGAACCATTGCCTTGTTTTGTCGATTAGGTCGTTCATAGTTTTAGTATTTATCTTGTTTTACTTTTTCTGCTAATTTTTTAATTTTCTCAATTGCGTCATGGTCGCAATAATTCTTTTCATCATTTATTATTGCTTTGAATAGCTTTAAGCACATTCCCCCAAGTGGAGCACTGTCGTGCATTATGATTTCACAAACTACCATGTTTGTAAATTGGACAACTTCTGGAGTATCAGCGTATTGCATGAAATCACGCACTGCGTCAATAAGTTGCTTTTTTGTTATTTCTATTGTTGTCATTGGTTTTCATTGTTTTTGTTTATGTCGCTTCCTCATGCCTTCCCACGATACTTCGTAGGCTCTCTCCCATGCGGGGTTCCGATTGGCTAACAATACCCACCAGAAGCTCCTGCGCTTGCGGAAAAGATAAGATACTCGCGATTGCTTTTGTTTGTTAGTCATGGCTGACCTCCCATTTCCCAATTGCTCTTAAAAAAGCCTTGGCGCGTTGCGCTGCTGTTGCAAAGGTGTTAGATTCACACTCCGATACAGGTAGGTTGAAAATGCAATTAACGTATGACCTACGTTGTTCTGCTGTCAATACTTTCTCTGCTTCATGCATTGCGTTCAGGTCGGAGGTGTAGTTGGGAATGACTTCTGTCCATTGCCCTGATGGATGTAACCCGTTTATTTCCGCTGCTTTCCAGTCGGAAATTTCACTCCACCCACACGCTTCCGCGATTGCTATTCTTTGTTGTTCTGGTTTCATATTATGTATTATAGTGGTTGTGAAAATGCTTGGATAAAGATTACGTCCTGCGGCAGGCCGAGAACCTTGTCTGCATTGACAATATGAGCGGCTATGTCTTGCGATTCAGCGACTCCCGATTCTCTAAGCAGGATAAGGGAATCATCTCGGCAATCGCGCAAAGCTTTTTTCAGCTCGGCTATCTGTTGTTCTAAGTTACATATACGCTGCACCTGTTGGTTGGAATAAGCGTTGGCTGCCTTGCGGAATTTCTTCCAGAAGGATGCGTGTTGTTGGGAGCTCATTCCCGCAGTAAACTCGGAGACGAATCCTAAGACATTTTTTGGTAGATTAGTTTGCATGTGGTTCAGTTGATTTGGATTTGTTAGATAGGGCTAACTCGTATAATATTACTAAAAGTTTCTTCAGTCATCGCCGCCTCCTTTCCAAGCAAGCGCATCCTGCCATCCTTGGCGGTAGTCGCCAGCACGGCTCCAGCATAAGCCATCGCCTTTTCTGAGGTGATTCTGATACGCGATCTTGCAAGCGTCATCGACCATTTTGCTGGTTTCAGCAACATTATAGAGGATTACCATTTCGGCATCGTCACCGACAAGGTCACCATGCCGCGCAAGAACGTCCGCTAGTGGCTCGCCTTCATGCGGTATAAACACGGTTGGCAACATCTCTTGCGGTTCAACCCACTCTAGCAAGCTGTCTTGCCAGTCTTCGGCGTATGGCGGGTGGTGAATTTTCGTTGCTTTCCCGTTGTCAACAGCCCACATGTCTAATTCCTTTGTATCGTCTGTGTCTGGTTTCAAGTCATAATGCCATACATACGGTTCATCTTTATCCTGCGCGATATACCTGGGCTTCTCAATCCCCGCCGCTTTGCAGGCTGCCAGCAGGGATTCCGATAGTTGTTTTTCTGGTGTGTTCATTATTGTTTATTGTGGGGATTCAGGTCGGGTGAATCAGTGTTCGATAGCGTTACCCATGGCATGCCTCCGTTGTGACGTTCGGCAGATAAGAAATCCACACTCGATTGCCTGCAGCGTTTTCCGTGAATGGGTACATTCGCACGCCATCAATAACGCGAGACGCTGGGTAAATTGCGTCGAAGTCTGAACTTTCCATTTCTGGCAGATAATCTTCGTATTCCCACCGCACGTCTGAGATGTCCAGTTTTTCACTCATAGCAAAGATCCTCCAGTTTCACGTCTGGCATTTTTTCGAGGCAGTCATCGCAGAAGATGCCGTGGCTTTCTGATTGGAGAACTTTTGCCATGTATTCAGCGGCAGTGCATGGCTCTCCGCCCCACGTTGTCATTGGCGGCCAGTAGCAATCCACTGTTTTCTGGCATGCCGTGCAGAGCGTTTTCAGGTGGACTGCATCGGGGTGGCGTTCCGCTTTTTGATTGCGGTCGGACTTGTAGCCGTTGCGGTGGTTCTCCTCGAAGTCGGTAGCCCAGATAGACTGTCCACATTGGTCGCAGGTTTCGTCGCCGCAGACATCGCCTTGCAGTTCGTAAGGCTTCTCACCCCGCTTCAAGCAAAGCTGAACAAATCGCGGCATATCAGCCGCCTTGTCGCTGTTTTTTTCGGTATCGTTTGGTGTATCAGTATTCATTTTTGTTTTGGTCGTTTGTTTGGTTATCGGTCGGCAGTGTATCACTCATGGCTACCTTCTTTCGTGAGAAGTTCGATGGATTTTTTACGCATCAGTCTTGGGACGTTTATCCATGATTACTCCCTTGGAGTTCTCGAAGTAAATCTGATTACCCTCGGGGTCGTATTCACGCTTTACCCAGAATCTAAAGGAGTTCTCAAAGTAAATCAGATTACCGTTGGAATCGTATTCACGCTTTACCCAAGCTCCATTGAAGTCCTCCAAGTAAATCTGCTTACCCTTGGAATCTTTGATTTCAAAAGGGAATTCTTTGATTTTTAGTTGTTGTGCTATTGAAGGAGCCAAACAAGGCGTGAGAGGCAACGCCTCGGAGTTTGTTGTTGTATTCATAATCTTGAAATTTGATATTTGATGAAATCCGCTTGAGTCAGCAGTCCGCAGATCTCTGAGTGCTTGCGGTCGATCTCGATGCGCTCGTCAACTGGAAACAATGCAAACTCTGGTCGCTGCATCGTCGCCTCCAGCTTGTCGCATTGAGCCAGCAGCTCAGCCTCCAGCGCGGTGGCTAGTTCTAGCGCGCGTTCACTCATGCGAACCTCCTTTCACAGCGGCTAGGGCTGCTTTGACCTCATCCTTGCAAGCCATGTAATCATTCCTGACTTCATCAAGCACGGTTTCCAAAGCCTCAGCCAACGCATCGCGTTGATCGCGCGTTGCCACAACCTCGTCGCGTAACTCGTTACACTTTTTATCTGTGTAAACCTTGTCCGTGTCGCGACTTTTTATGACGTTAATCAGCCGATTGATTTGAGACCGCTTATCGGCGAGTTGGCGCTCTAGTTTGTCGCAAGCCCGCATTAGTCCCGCATTTGCCTCTTTGGACTGCGCAAGATCGCGTTCTAATTCTTTAATTTGTGTGTCTGTGTTCATGATATGTCTATTTCTTTTAGTTCGTATCTATTTGTTTTTGTGTTCTTCTTCCATCCGTGAACAAGGATCTTCCATCCTGCTGCACGAATTGTTGAGATGTTTGGTGACTCGCTCATCTTGTCTACACGGCTCTTCACATTGCTCCATGAGGTGCTTTGCACGGCGATTGTATCAGTGCCGCTCAATGCCAGTATGTCTATGATGCCGAATAGGTCTTGGCGGATCTTAACAAAGCTGTTCCACTTCTCCACGACTTCAACTAAGTCACAGGTCTTGCGCAGGTGCGCCAAGGATAGCTGTGTCGGCGATGTTTTCATTTTTGCGCTCACAACTTCCCTTTCAGTAGTCGTTCAATTCTGTTGCTTTTCTGCTGTAACCAAGATGCTTGGCTTAATAATTCAAGCTCTTGATCTTTCAGTGCCTGGTATAGCTCCCAATAGTGCCTAACAAAGTCAGCAAGCTCTACAACTTTTACCTGCACTGTGTCATTGTCGTCTAGTGCGTTTTCAGCGTCAAAAGCAAGATCAATAATTGCTTGCATACGCTCGGCGTGTGATGGTGTTGGTGTGTTCATATGTTGGTTATGGTAAAATTACCCAGACGACAAATGCCGCTGTGGCTGCTGTGGCGAGCGTATAAAATGCTTCTAGGAGTTTAGTCTTCATGGTAGTCTTTAGCTGATTGAATGAGGCAGAAAATGTAAACAATGTGTAATATCCAAGCGATAAGGCAAAAAATGGTGAATATCGGATGCGATGTCATGAAGTCAATCACGGCTCACCTCCTTCCCTTTCTCGATCAATCCGCAGACATAACGTCCCAGCTTCATGCCTAGTTGCTCTGCTTCTGCTTTGATTTTAGCGTGTAGCTCCAGCGGCATTTTAACGTGCATAAGCTTGTGCGTTTGCTCTTTCACTGTGGCTTCGATGATGGCGAGCTTTTGCGCTCGTTGTTCTTTAGTGTTGCTCATTGGTTGTTGTTGGTGAGTTGATAAGTGCTTCTGAAAAGTTTGCCATTGCGCCATTCTTTTACGCTGTTGATGTCGTAACATTCTTCGCGGAGGTCGTATATGCGCTTACTTACGCTTCGTTTGTTTGATTTGGTTACATGGACTAGTGCCGCCATTGTCCACGGTTGACCGTCTGACAGAGCGGAGAGGACTAGCGATTTAGTGGTTGTTTTCATGCTGGCTTGTATTCTTTTTGGAGAATGTTTCGATCATCTTAGTGAGCCAACCGAACCATGCTGCATCTTCTTTTCTGTCAGGGTTATAGACTGCTTCGTGGAGATCCTCCATTGCGAGTTCTAGCAAGATCTTGGCTTGTGACTCAGTGAGGTTTTGAATGTGTTCGTTTATGATTGTGTTGTGTTTTCTTTGCTGAGTTTCTCAATCGTTTGAGTGAGCCAGGCGATGCAAGCGGCATCATATCTTGCGTGCGGGTCATAAATTGCATTATGCAAGTCTAACATTGCGTATTCAAGCAAGAGCTTTGCTTGTGCTTCGGTGAGGTTCTGAATGTGTTCGTTCATGGCGAGGGATTTCTACATCGGCTCACGACCTAGGTCAATACTTTTTTCTTATTTTTTTAATCTTTTTTATTTTTCTAGTAAAATCAATGGTTGCAGCGTTAGTTCTGTTAGGGATTTACGTCTGATTTACGTCTGATTTACGTCTGGTGATACCATTAAATCGCATGTTGACAATCGATCAGTGATTAGTATCATTGCCGCGAACTTGTCAAACGGTGTATGCCGCCTAGCAAGTGAGCAGATCCACCATGCCTCTCGCAGAAGCACACTTGGTGGATATTTTTTCATTGCTTGAAAATTATTTCTTGCGTTTTTCCAATCTTGTTCTATTCTTCTCTCGTTCGCGCGCTACAACCGCCCAACAAAGATTTCTTGCTGTGTGTTCAATAGCAAAGAAGCCCGTCCAGTGGTTGTAGCCTGGACGGGCTTTTCATTTGCCCCTGTTCGATTCTGAAGACAGACCAAAACAAAGGACACCGCGAGAAGACGTGAATCTTCCACACTCATCACTAGGCACGGGAAGCGGGAAAGCTGCCAGCGTGTTGTCACCATGAGACTAAGCAGAGGTGGCAGGAGGTTGACTCCTAAGGGGCTGATTCCGATCATAAAAGCACATGGTAGATATTGTTTCTCATCGTGTGTGCTCTAGGGAGGTTATGAGACTAATTGTGTACATAAATAAAAAGAAAGGAACAGAATGAATATGGAAACACCAAGAACAGATAAAGCTGTAAAAGAATCAAATGGACAATGGAGTTATGCTCTAGTTGACACATGCAAACAACTTGAACGCGAGCTTGCCAAGGCAATAAATCAACGAGATGTTCTGAGAGTTGCAATAAATAATATTGAGAAAGCTGCATTAACGTGTGGGTGCTGTGGAAGCATTGAAGTGGCGACAAAAATTGACAAAATAATAAACAATACGAAAGAAACAAAATGAGCGGAGGACATTTCCAATACCAACAATATAGAATTGAAGACATTGCTAGGGACATTCACGAATTAATTGAATCGAACAATGACGAGTCAAAAAATGAATGGGGTGATACTCGCGGGAGAAATTACCCGCCTGAAGTGATCGAAAAATTCAGAGAAACAGTTCATACTTTACGCCAAGCTGCTGAAATGGCTCAACGGGTCGATTGGCTTGTTAGTGGTGACGATGGTGAGAATTCATTTTTACGACGATGGCAGAAAGAAGTTCGACCATATTACACTAAAAACAACCAAACAACCAAAGAAACAAAATGAAAAACCCCGCCAGTGGGTACTAGCGGGGCTGAATGGCTAAGTCTGGTTCGCTTCGCAAGAGTCGCGCACTTAGCACTGTCGGGAGCAGACTAGCACAATCTAGCGCGGAGTCAATCATTCTTTCCAAAGTTTGATTTTTAGCTTCTTAGCAAGACCGACAACAGCATCAATTTCATCCTCATCAGTGTAGTTGTGTTGTGTCTCGCTTTTGTAGGCAACCCACCTGTTGTCTCTAGTTTTCAGCGTGTGGATGTTTTTGGTTTTCATCCACTTCAGGCGGGGTGATTCTTCTTCTGGCAATTCTGGGAATAAGTTCATAGGATCTCAGTTTTAAGCCTCGCCACCTCCACTCCTCTCAGCGTTTTTATCAGGCAATGTTTAACATTTGCCATGTCTGACAGTACAACAGATAAATACTGCATGTCTGCCTCATCGTTGAAGAAGTAAAGCGTGGTGATCGACTTGTAGCCGTTTCTCTCTGCCTCTTCTGGGGTGTATGTTGGTGGTTGCTTCATGCAATTAAGTTGCGTTATTAGGTGGGTGTATGCAAGATTATTTTTTCATTCTGGAGCATCGACTCGGCTCCTGAAATATCGGGTATTGTAGCTACTACCTGGCTTCGACTCTCGGCACTCTACTCCCGCCATGAGACTGTTTCCATATTCAGCATCCACCTTCTCCTTGGAGAGCCAAAGCTCCTTCGTGCGAAAGCGTGGGCAAGCAACTAGATACTTTCTCTCGTCAGGATTCCACCCGATGATTTCCTTATCGTAGTATTGTGTGCCGATCTCCAGCGGTGTGTCGTCGAATATGCTCATCAGAATGGAGGTGTGTCGTTCTCAGTTGTTCCAGTGTAACCTAACTTTGGCTCGTAGAATGCGATCCAACCGCTCCAATCGGGCGATACAGGCACTCCTTCCAGCTTTAAGGTAAGTTTACCCTCATCGCTCTCAAAGACCGCTCCTACGGTCAAATAACGCTTTTTCTCTATTCCGTCTTTCGTGTATTTGCCCACGGTGGCAACTGCATCATATTTTTTCTTCATAATATAAAACGCGTGAGTGAGATGCGCGTCCCCTCTTTTTGGGTTATAGGTAAGCGGGTTTCTCGATAGTGGTGATTCCCTCATGCTGGCGCGGCCATACGCCTACAGCTACGCATGACTGCCATTTCGCAAGCGCGTTCATGTAGCCTACACGCCCCGCTTCGATCAGCTCAGGGGAGACTTCCACCCATGCCGATTCATACGGTGCTGTCACCTCGATAAAGCAGATCACAAAGCGAGTGCGATTTTCACCGCTTGCTGCATTCCACAGATCCAAGTATAACGCTGCTTGCCAGTGATAGCCTCGATCAATGATAGTGTTGGTGATGTTGCGTAGATTGCCAATTTTAGCAGTCGTTTTCAGATCAACCAGCAGATCGAGATTGTCAGGCACGAGGTCAATCATGCCTTTTATGTCCGTTGCCCCGATAGTGGCAAAAACTGCTACCTCGGATTTGTAGCCACCAGCAAAGCGTTGTGCATAGTCTTCGGAAAAGACCGCTTCACACCCACTAGCAGCGCGAATATCGTCATCTGTGGCAATCATTTTGCCCATGGCTCGCGCATCGTCCCTCCACTCCTGGGCTGCTTTAGTCCTGAAATCGGAGAATGGCGATACTGCGGCGATTACATCTAGCGGGATGTTTGGCTCTAGAATCGCTGCGTGAATCAGCGTTCCTAGATCCATGGCGCGGGTTGATTCCTTGCCTGAACTGTGCCGCCATTTGTAAGGGGATTGGTTAAAATCCCATAGTAGTGACTTGCTGACAGGTCCTAGTAGGTTTGTCGGTGATGCTGAGCGTGAGTAGTAAGCTCTGCCCAAATTGTATTCAATAGATGCGTTTTTCATGACTTCCCCTTTCTGGCTTCGATCATTGCGTCTGCGATTAAGTATGCGTTTTCTGCGATGCTTTTGTCAGTCATATTATCAAAATTGTGCGTGTTCATAACCAGTCCTTGCGATGCCGCCGCCGCGAAGTAGTCGCGCAACGTCATTCCCTCTGCACTGTGCATGATTTCGGAAGGTCTCAGCCATCCGTGAGATTCGCTAAATATTGGAGTTAATGGAAAAGCTGCGCCGCCATCGTCAATCTTGCTCATGCCTCACCTCCTTTCGCTGCGGCTTTAGCTTTGATTGCAAATGCTTTGTCGATGCTGGCGATTTTGTCAGTGGTTAGCTGTGCGACTGCCGTAACTCCATAATGCTTCAAAAATGCTGGTTCGTCGATGGCGAGGGCTTCGATGTTCTCGCGAATTCTGGCAGCTTCTCCACTGGAGATCAGCGGATAGACAGCAGGTCGATTATGCGCGGCTGATTGCCCATCATCGTCCTCCTGTGCTACTCCACAGACTGCGGCGAGCGAATAGCGTCGAAGATAGGTTGTTGCTGCTCCTACGCCCTGACCGTCCATCTTAGCGGGGACGCAGGACATAGTGCCGAAGATATACCCTCCACCGCTGTGGGCGATAGTGGTTGTCACGTGACAGATTGCGCCGTCAAACGATGGCGATTGAATCACTGATAGTCCATTTGCTGCCAATACTGGGCGAACGGTGTTCAGGACCTCGGCGAGGTCTGCGTATTTGCTCTTAAAGTGAGGGTTAAGACTCCCTTTAGTAGCGTTTTCGACTTCACCCTGCATTTTTGCAAGGGCGGTGAATAATTCAGGTGTGCTGTGTTCTAGGTTCATTGTATTTTGGTGCTGTGATAGTGCGGAATGTCCCGCACAAAAGTTTTTTAGTGGTTTGTTTCAGTTTGTTCAAGTATAATTTCTGAATATCTTTGCAGTATCTTATGCATTCGCTCTTTTGACTTCTCGCAATAGTGCAAGCGTTCGTAAGTCTTTTTCCGTGCGTAAAATGCTGCGGTGTGATGGGTTCGGTTTACAATCTCGGCTGAGTCCTGGAGCGAGTGCGCCTCACTCCAAAGAGTCATCACGATCTGCCTTGCGAGAGACTCGGCGAACCGTTTGCGTTTGCCCGTAATAGCTTCAGGTTTCACCCCGAGGACATCAGCAACGGATTGAATCAGCGCGCTTTTGTTGTCGATTAACATGCGAACAAGGAGACAAGTTGTTTACGTAGATTCTCGGAAATGATCATGGTGGAATCTGTTGCCGATGCCCATCTGTCAACGTGCATTTCTGAGCAGGTTATCACCCAATTTACTCGATCATTTGCGGGGGGAATGATTCTGAAGTAAGTGCCAGTGAGTTTTTTAGTCTGCACGTCTTTTGTTTTGCTGTCTGTGATGATGACGAGGGGATCTTCTGTTTTTTGGTATAGTATCATGTTGTAATTGGCATTTGCCAGACCCTTGCGGGTTTCGTTCCGTGCCTGGAACTCGTCAGTGGCTTGCATGATCTTTGCAGTGGGAATAACCGTGCTGGCGGGTATCTTGTTTGAACTCCCTCCCGCATTGCGAGCAAGAAGGAGCATCCATGATTTCCAATTCAAAGTCGTAGATTTCCGCTGGCGTGAGTTGGCGCGGGTACTGGATAGTTCCCCATCGGGCGCGCCCCATGGCTGCCCCTTCGCTGCCGATGATGTAGCCCTTGGGAGCTGTCCCCATGCATAGCGGGCGGTTTCGTAGTCCATAGGTGTAGCGTGGGCCAGTGTATTCGTTGGAATATATTGGAGTAATTGCGTTCATAGCGTGCTTGTGTTCTTTGTGTTGTGGCATTGCCATACACCCCGCAGGGTGTTTCGATCCTTGCCTGGATCTCATCAGTGGCTTAAGAACAGCAACCGCAGCAAGGCGCGTCTTCACACCGACCGCGCTTATTTCGGTATACTTCTGCCCCACTGGAGAAACGGTAGACATTGGAGACATAGCCAGTGCTAACTGTGCGGCGTGCGGTAGTTGACGCTCCAGAGACTAAGGCGCGCGCCTCGTCTGCCACTTCATCGGGGACATCCCAACCCTTGGCTAGTTTGTTCCATTTTCCGCCCAAAGCTTTGAGCGCGTCTTTGACGGGGTAAGTGTTTCCTGTTATCGTTTGCATCTTGTCTTGTGTTGTGTTGCTTAGTTTTCTTGCATTGCATAATCCTCGTCAAATTTTGATACCAGCAAGGAAAAGGGAACTAGTATTTTTTTCTCTGATATGTTGCCGCAATGATAAGCTGCTAGTCCTTCAGCTTGTTTCTTGCAGGTGGTATATCTGGTTTTGTGTCCTACAATTTCATAGGCGAGAATTTTTTCTTCTTTTTTCATGATTTGTATTGTTTTGTTGTTATTGGTTCAGTAATGCGATGCGTTCCATGATCATTCCATCCAAGCGGGAAAACTCGCTCGGCGTGATAGTGCCTGCCGCATAGTGCCTATCGCATCGCTTTTCTAAGGCTTGGAGGTCGGCAGTGGATGCGGCGGAGCGGATACGCTGGGATAGTGCTGTGTACGTGGTCATAGTGCTAAGGATAGGAGGGTGAGTGTTACAAGTAGAGCAATCGTGAGGACTCCCCCGATGATTTCGGCGGTGATAGTGAGCCATTTCCGCCATGGATTGCGGCGGATAGGACGGCGGATTAGTGAGCAAGTTGGTTGCATAGTGGTTTGTGTTAAATTTAGATCATTTCGCATTCGATCAATCCGTGAGCCAATCGTCGGTTGATTTTGATACAGACCGCGCTTGCTGGTCGGCTGGCGCGATGGCGGATCATTTGTGTTTCAGTTTTGTAAACTCTCCCATCTAGGATGCGCTTTGTGCCTTTCCTCATGCGGACGGTTGCAAATCTTGGATCTGTGATAACTGTCGCGAGTGGCAAGCCGCCTACGTGCAGCTGGATGGTAGGATTGTTTTTAATGTCGGTATTCATATTTTTCTTGTGTTGTATTGCGGTGTTTGTCCCGCCCTATGCCCTCCCCGCAGAGAGAGCAACGGGCGAGGCAATCAGGCACTGAGGGCAGTTTGTGCAATCAAGCGGGCAGCTTGTGACAAGCAACGAGCTTGGCAATCAAGCCAAGTTTCATCCTTGTTTGGTGGACGCTCCCCGCCCCGTGTGCGCTTGAGTTCTGAGGGGCTACATACGCGCTCAGCAATGTCTCCGTCATAGATTAGAGAGTTGCCTCCATAACTGTATTCACTCCACGTCCGCGCGCCGTTGAGCAGGTTTTCGGGGGTGTATTCTCCGTCTAAGCTTTCCAGCAGCTCCAGAGCGTAGGTCTTGCGAGCCGCTGCCCATGCTCCACTGGTTTTCGATGCTGTGATTTTGTCGGTGAGTTGTTGCGTGTTCATGTTCAAGTATATTTTGTGTTGTGTTGTGTTGTGTTGATTAGTGGCTAGCGTTCAAAGCGTCGACATCGCCTTGCAATGCGTAGGATTGGAAAACCCAGCCCGCGCCGTATTTCTTCCCGCGATATTTCACGGCTCCAAGCTTGCGCGCCGCTGATTCTGTGGCGAGGTAGATCGGGAGGTAGTAGCGAGGGTTGCCGTTGATATCGTTGTCGAGGCGCTTAAAGTTATCGGTTGTTAGTTGTGTCGCTGTGTTCATATTTAAGTTGTAGTTGTAGTTAATTGGCATTGCCAGACCCTTGCGGGTTTCGATCCTTGCCTAGATCTCATCAGTGGCTTATTTTTCCATCTCAGGGACAGCGCAAGTCTTGCCAGTGATAGTGTCGTAAACCATCGGTCGGCGGTTGTGTTGTAAAGCGGATGCATAGGCTAGGTCTTGCAACCTGTCAGCGGTTGCTACTACGCACTCCATGTCATCGAGCAGCTCATAGCGAGGCTTGGCAGGTATTCCCACGATAGCAAGGGCGGCTTGCTCTTCATGCGTTGGGTAATTCTTACAGAAAAACAAATGACCGAATTCGTTTTCGTAGTATGTGTTTTCCTCTCCGATATCAGTAATGCGGACGGCTCCAGTGGACAACCAAAGCTCGGCGGTGTTGATCTCGATTTCGCGAATGACTGGCAGTTGTGATTTGGCTTGCTTTCTCATATTGTGTTCGCCGCTTTGTTCATCGCGGCGGGGCAAACTTAGCAAATCTCGCGGCATTGTCTACAACATTTCAATAAATAATTCATTTATTTTCATTTTCCCTTATTCTTCAAGGGCTACAGCGTGCATTTTGTTAGAGTA